GTTGCGGGTGAGTATAATGGCTTCCCACTCTATGAGTTCGGTTATAAAGGAGAAACAGGACGCTTCAGGGGTGTAATGGCGCAGGACGTAGAGAAGGTGAAGCCGGATGCGGTGGTGGATATAGGCGGGTTCAAGGCTGTACACTACGATATGATTAACGTGCCATTTGAGAGGGTTGCGTAATGGATTACACATTTGGTGGTAACAATTATAACCAACAGAAACTTATCGCAGATTCCCTATTGCGTTCCGGGCAGACATCTACCTCCCCATTGGCATCGTTATTGGGTTCATTTTCGGGTGCTTTGTTGGCAGGGAAAGCAAATGACACAGAAAAAACCGATAGACAGGCACTTGCCAATCAATTAATGGGAGCCAAAACCCCAGAGGAACGCGCCACCATAGCGTTAAACAGCAATGACCCTAAGATACAACAACTGGGTTTTGCGGGGTTAATGAAGGGCAGGCAAGCAGTAGGGGCGCAATCTTCCGTGGGTAAGATACAGGCTGACCTAGCGGCTGGGTTGATTTCCCCCGAAGCAGCAAAGGCCGCTATGGCAAAGGCTACCACGGTTTCTCCTATGTTTGGCGGTGGATTAACGCCGTATCAAAGCGCAAACCTCGATTTTAAGCAAGCGCAGGATGAAGACCGCAGGACGCAGAAAAGTTACCAGCAAGCAAGTGACCTATCTAAGCGATTGGAAAAATCAGGGATTGTTGATTTACATGGCAATGTACAATCTCTTAAATCAATACTTCCTCCTGAAGGCGATATTCCTGGATACGGGCCTGCTGAAAGTTATGTTCCGGGATTATTTGTTGGTGAGCAGGGAAGGACAGTGCGTCAACGTGTAGCTGGGGTTAAAAACGCAATATTACGCGCACAATCTGGACAGGCAGTTTCTGAATCAGAGGGGCAACGCCTTACCAATCAGATTGAGGGGGCTAAAACAGCGAAGGAATTACGTGATGCTGTGAGTGAAGTGGAAAGAACGCTCAGCACAAAATATAACGTAATAGCGGCTGGGGTTCCACCAGAGGCCATTGATACCTACAAAAACAGAGGCGGAATTGTTATCCCATCATATCAGACACCGCAAAGTAATATAGATTCTTCCGTACCAAGACAGCCTACTGTGTCATATTTGCCACATAAACAACCAGGCCAGAGCATGGCAGAAGCGGCGGCAGGTGGCGTAGAAAATATACCCAATGGTGGTAACATACAGCCTTCCCAATCTATGCAGGTTCCAACTGGAGCAATCCAACACCTTCGCCAGAATCCAGGCCTTGCAAAGGCATTTGAGGCTAAATATGGCGTTCCAGCAGCACAGTATTTACAATGAAACAGCAAAACCCGTTTGATCAGTTTGACACGCAAATAGCGGCACCAAGCCAAGGAAATCCGTTTGACCAGTTCGATGTACAGGAAGTAGCAGTCACTGCACCTGAACCACAAAAGCCAGGGTTTATTGAAGGGATTCCTGCCTTTCTGAAGGATAAGTATGTGGAACCCGTAAAGAATTTCGGGCGCGGGGCGGTGGATGCTGCTAAATCCCGTGTGTTGGGGGTTTCGCAGTTAGTAAGTCCTGACGCTTCACCAGAGAAAAAATCACTTATGCAGGATTTGGCGGCGTTATATCAAGCAAAGAATAAGCAAGGCATAAAAGGAGCTGGTGGTGTAGCGGGGGAAATTGCAGGCGACCCACTTACCTATTTGCCATCCCCAGCAAGTGTCGGTGGTATGATAGCAAGAGGCGTGCAAGGAGTTGCAAAGGGAATAGGGCAAGGGGCTTTATCGGGTGTGACAACGCCTACTAAAGAAGGAGATTCCCGTCTTGGAAATATGCTTGTGGGTGGTGGTATTGGCGGAGCGGCTAGCGTAGCAGTGCCAGCCGTTACCAAACTTGCTTCATTGGCTTCAGAAGCTCCAGGCGCACTCAGCAATGCAACACAGTTTTTTCTAGGAAGCAGAACGGAAAAAGGGGCGCAAGATAATGCCACTAAATATATTGCAAGTCAGTTACTTAAAGAAGGAATTTCACCTGAAGAGTTAGCACAAAAGGCATCGGATGCACAGGCAGCAGGTATAGGCACTACTTTGCCAGAGTTTACCCATTCAAGCAGCCTGTTATCCGCACAAAAGCGTATTTTAGGCAGCCATGGCAAGGGGACGAATTATCTAAGGAATTACCTGGAAGACCGCACCCAGAAAATAATACCTGCCAAGCTCAATGAAATAGCGCAGCCTTTGAACCAGAAATTGACGGATGCAAGCAAGAAATATAACGATATTTTCCAGAATAATAATGTTCCTGTAGATACTACAGAACTTGAGCAAAACCTTGCAAATAAAATATCCCAGGCAAATCCAGGAAGCCAAGCGCAATCTTTGGCTCAAAGCCTAGCGAATATTGTAGATAGCGCCAAGCAATCAGGCGGTTCTTTGTTGAATTTCCATAACGCGAAAATGGAAATTGATAACATGATAAAGTCAGCGCCAACACCTGGCCTAAAAAGCATTCTAAAGCGCGATACAGCGGATACCGTCAACCAGCTTGTTAATGCTATGGACAACGCAAGCCCAGATTATGCCGCTACAAGGCGTTTATATCAAGAAGGCTCTCCTGCAAAGCAGATACTTAATGCTATGCAAACCGTTAGAAAGAGTGGGGATAATATCTCCCTTCCTGCCTTGCAGCAAAAACTTTTTGGCAACCAAGCCAAGCGGGATGCCTTGAAAAACGCTATGGAGCCTGGGCAGTATGAGGGATTAAACCGTGTATTCTCTGGCATTGATGATGTGTTGAAGGGAAAAATGTTTGGCTCTGATACGGTTTCAAACCTGGAAGGACAGGCGGCTTTAGAAGGAGCAACTGGGGCACAAGGTATACAAGCAGTTACGAACCCTCCCAAAGCTCTGGAAATGCTTGGAAAATGGTATGTAGATAAAACCAGGCAGAAGGATTATGCCGCCATTGCTAAAGCATTTACCGACCCAGATATTGCCGCATTAGGCAAGGCTATGCGCGGAATGCCAAGAAATTCACCTGAAGCCAGGCAGGCATTGAATGCTTTTGCTACCAAGGTACTTGCCACTTACGGCGGGAAAGAGATTCAGCAATAAAAAACCTCCCCAATGGGTTGCCGCCCGGGGAGGTTTAAATCACATAACATAGAAGAAGAATAACATGTCCCGAAGAAAAAGGGAAGTAGGAAGAATTCGTGCAAAATTTGAATGGGTAAGAGGTTTTAATATGGATGTTTCATATAGCAAATATCTAGTTTTCTGTATAGGAACCGCAATTCTCTTATATGCAGTTTCCCACTCTGTATCTGAAATAATAAACGTTATAGCCCCACACGGATTTTTTTAAACACAGTCATTAACTAGGAGTACCCAACCATGCCCAGAAACGGTAGTGGAACCATGACGCGCATCTATAACTGGGTGACGGATGCGGCGGCAAGCGTTGTCATCACAGCTAGCCGAATGGACAGTGACACAAATGATATCGCCACAGAAATAAGCAACTCCCTTGCCCTTGATGGTCAAAGCACCATGAATGGTAACCTGAAAATGGGAAATAACCGCATGACAGGGTTGGCGAGCGGTGTAGCGAGGACAGATGCGGCGTCTGTAGGGCAAATTCAAGACAATGCAGTGGCATCAGCTACAGCGGCAGGTTCAGCAAATGCTTTCACGCTAACGCTTTCACCCGCCGTTACTGCTTACGCTACGCACCAATGCTTTACCTTCATAGCCAATTTTTCCATTACGGGGACTACAACCATCGCCGTGAACGGACTGGCAGCAATCACTATCAAAAAAAATGGCAATCAGGATTTGGTAACGGGCGACATTATAAGCGGTCAGACCGTCACCATTATCTACGATGGCACCAATTTCCAAATACCAAACGTGACAGGGCAGACGCTCAACCAGATTTATCTGGCCAATATCTATTATTCATAGGAGAAATTATGGCTTCGCTAAGTACCGTACTACTCAGTGGCTCCACTGATGGTAAACAGATAAAAGTGACCGGAACCGGAACCGGTTCAACCGTCATCATTCATACCGCAAACGCCACTGCAAAAGATGCCATATGGCTATATGCAGACAATGACGATACCACACAACGGACGCTAACACTGGAAGTAGGCGCCGCAACTGACCCAGATAACACCCTTAAAATTACCATTCCCGCTCGCGGTGTAGCCGGAAGTGATGGTCGTATCAACGTGCTGGACGGCTATATTCTAACTAACAGCCTAATCCTGAAAGCTTACGCCGATAGCGCAAATAAAATAAAACTGAGCGGTTTTGTAGTGAGGGACGCGTAATGCCAGGATTGCATGGAAGAAGGGTAAAAAATACAGGAATCCAAAATATCTATGGCATTGGCAAGAGCAATTTTATTTCAGATTGGTTCGATTGCTCGGGAGTAAATTACGGAACCTTTGCAACAGTTACCACAAGCGGAAGCGCAAGCTTTACGGATTCTTTACGACTACATGGCTGTAAGCTATCCAGCAACTCATACGTCATAGCCTATGTTTTCGATACTGCTGGAACTTTAACAGTGAAGCTTCGCGCTGCCACAGTAAGTGGAACGACTTCAACATTTGGAACCGTAGTAACTGCCGTTACACTAGCGGGTGTGAGTTCGCAAGTAGTTGTTCGTTATATTTCGGATAATAAGATATTGTTAGCTGTATCAGATAATGGAGCCACGCTTCGGCTCTATACCTATACGGCATCGGGTAATACCCTAACCCTGGATGCAACGATTGCAAGCTTTGCATCATCGCTTAGCTCAGCCAGTATTGATTGCGTGGTTTTGTCTGCTACCCGCGCGGTGTGTTTATACACTACCAGCACAACTACTACCGCTAAAGGCGTAACTATAGGTTCAGGAACGCTTACTGCCGATGCCGGTACATTGAACGTTAAAACTACCTATACCGCTTTGTTTAAGGGGTTGGGAGTCCTTTCTTCAACCTCTGTATTGGCGGCATATAGTACTGGAGGAGGGACAGGGACGCTACTTGCAAAAGTAATAAGTGACGGAGGTAGCTCACTTTCTGCTCCAGGTTCAGAAGTAACATTATGTACCACAGCAACGAGTCCATTATCAGCAACTCGGGGTAGTTGCCTTGTCAATAATGCAGGAACTAGCGCAGTATTTATATTTGAGGCAAATGTGACCGATAAAATCACATCGACAGCGGGATGCACTATTTCGGGAACAACGATTACCTCACGTGGGTCAGCAAGCACTTCCCAGCCGGTTAGTTTCGGACAGTTAAATATAGCAGCTCCATCTAGCGATATTACTGTTATCGAAGATAACGGAAAATGGGTAACTGGTGTCGGCATCTACGGCGATGCAACAATAGTAACCCCACGCTTCATTGCCCATAGGGATTTAGATAGCACCATCGTAGGTGGAAAAACCGTTGCTGTAACGGGCGGTGCTACAACCACTGGCGCAGCCTATGGCGCAGGTGCAATTTGTCTCAATCCTAATATGATTGTTTTGTACAATACTGACCAAACAAACGCTTATGCAGCAGTTTTAATGAAATAGTTTAAATATAAAAAAGGAGAAAATATGCCAGGATTTGTAAACAACCAAGCGGCTACCTCAGGCGGATGGACACCGTATAATCTGGTTTCTGCCGCTACCACCAACGCTACTAGTTTGAAAGCTACGCCAGGGCAGGTGGGTATTATATCAGTTGGCAGCGTTAATGCTGCCGCACGATATTTGCATTTTTATGACAAAGCGTCTGCTCCAACGGTAGGAACAGATACCCCGGTTGCAACGTTTATTATTCCAGGCAATACCGCCGGAGCAGGAAAAGACATTCCGCTCGGTGTAGGGATTAAATTTGAAATAGGGATTGCGTTTGCTATTACCACATCTATCAGCGCAGCCAATTCAGCCGTAGCGGCAAATGAAATTAACCTGGTGATTGGATATAAATAATGAAACGAAAAATACCCGAAAAAGCCGTTGAAATTATCAAAGAATATGAAGGATTTAAGGCGAATAAGTATTACTGCCCAGCCGGAAAATTATCCATAGGCTACGGCCACGTTATCCAGCATGGGGAAAATTTTGAACCGGAAATAAACGAAGAAGATGCAGAAGGTATCCTTTATAAGGATTTACGTCCAGTTGTTGAAGTAGTTGATAAAGCATTGAAGGTGCATGTGACGGATAACCAGTTCGCTGCATTGGTGAGCTTCACCTATAACGAAGGTATTGGGGCATTCAAGGAAAGTACGTTGCTTAAAAAGCTCAATGATGGGAAATACAAAGAAGCCTCAGGGCAATTCATGCGCTGGATATATGCTAAGAAAAACGGCGTAGTGAAAGAACTCCCCGGCCTGGTACGCCGCCGGGCAGCAGAGCGAAACCTCTTTTTATCAGGAATGGAGGCATAGCAATGGATGAGAACACGGTGCGGATTGCGGTTCTTGAAACAAAGATTACAAACTTGGAAACAGCTATCCCGGCTCTGATAAAAGAGATTAAAACACTCACCGAAGCAATGAACAAAGGGAAGGGCGCATTTGCCTTTGCCTTGTTTTCTTCCGGCATAATTGGTGCCGGATTGTCTACATTAATTTCACATTTTTTTAAATAATAACAGGAGTTTATATGAAATATCTATTAGAACGTATGAAAGAAGCAAGCACCTGGCAAGGCCTAGTGATGCTGGTTACCGTGTTTGGCGTACACGCCAGCCCGGAACAGGTAAATGCTATCGCTAGCGTGGGGGCTTGCGTTGCTGGTGCTATCGGAGTTTTTACCAAGCAATAGCCGGTTTTAATAAACTTTGATGTAAAAAGGAGGTAATTTTATGGCTGGTAAGAAAAAAGGCAAAGGTGGCGGCGGTAAGAAGTGCTAGCAACATCCTTTAAATGTGATAATAATATCACAACATGGCCAGCTCCTCTTCATTTCGGTGTACGGGCTGGTTTTTAAATCGTCGGTTGATTTTTATCATAATCAATGCTATATGGGAACTATTCAGCGTTCTTAATGTGTACATATTAAGTAAAATCGAGGGATAGGGGCAACCACGACGGTGTATTCCTAACGTGCAGGCCGGCTAGCGTCCGATGCAGACTAAAGCCCTACGCTGTTTATGGCGTGGTATGGGGGAAACTCCATGCCACGCCCCATAATATCATCTACCATAGGTAAAATGAGTTACCAGGCCGCCACTCAATGGCGGTTCTGGTTTTCTACACACCGGCCAAAGGAAATGAGATGCGTCAGAACATCCTAAATCAAATTTTTCTTTGGGCGGTTGGGATAGGTATAGCTATCTTTCTTGTCATATCGGCCATATATCTTTCTTACCTATGCTTTGATTATCCCATGCTGCGGCATCCTGAGGAGTTAAAATCATTATTAGGCCTCGCGGTTACTTTTCTCATGGGGGCAGTTATTAGCCCATTCCTCAAACAACATGGTGTATCTGAGAGACAATAGCATGGCATTTTTTGCCTCGGATTTTGCTCCAAAGGTAGGTGGATAAAATTATCGTATAATTAATCTTATGGAATATAAACTCATTTTATAAAGATTAAACCTGCTACTGGAATGCCGATAAAAATTATTCCCATTATTGCTTCAATGTATATTATAGGGTCTTTTTCTGGATAACCTAATATTCTCCCAGTGCTATAAATTAACCCCTGTGAAAATAATAACGGTAATAAAAATAATACTTTTGGACTTATAAAGCACAAGAATACATAAACTGGTGCATAATATATACCCCTTAACGTCATTCCCACACCATACCATAGTCTGCTGATGCCAGATGAGTAGTTCATAATTTCCTTCTTTAAGAAAGGGTCAATAATAGCGTCAATCCAGCTAATTTCCTTCTCATACATATTATTAGCACCTGTAAATACAGAAAAATATTTTCCCCATCCAGGCGCACACCATAGAAGAAAACACAGCGAATGTGCCAAGAAAGCAATAGCGCATATTTTCAGGTCTTGACCCCACAATAAGAACAATAAAGCGGTAGCTGCTCCCTGTAAGAAAGAAACGGCAATCTTTGGTAATTTAAGGTAATTTTTATTGTTCCCCCTGGAAAATCCACCGCCACGGCATACGTTAAGCACACCACATATGGCAAGATATGTTATCGCATAGACTATCATCATTGCGCCCATTCCCACCATTGTAAATTATTTCCTTTAGCTCCTGTAGAAGCTGGTTGAACCGGAACCCCACGAACCGATATTGCAACAATAATCTGTGCTACGATTAAAATAATTCCGGCAATCAATACCCAGTTGTACCATTTCATGTTTATCATCCTAAATACTCTTCTTTTTGCAGTTCCTCAAACGTTTGCATCCGCTATATCCCTAAAAACAAACTTCTTAACGTCCTCAATATCCTTTATCGGATAACTTATCCCGTATTCTTCGATACGTCCTTTCCGCACCCCATCCCAATTGCACTCATTCAGGTAGTAGCTGGCTACTTCATCGCCAAGGATAATATCCAATAACGATACCGTATCTGCCTCAATTCCTATATCTATAGCCTGTATATTGGTTGAAGAATCACCTTGGATATTTCTCAATCTTTTATTAATATCATCATATTTTTTCTTTCGCTTATCTATGGTATCCAATAGGGCTATGGATTGTTCTTTCATTACTCTACCTCCCTAGCCATCCACGCCGCCTTGAGCAGGTCTGTGTAGTAGTATTTAGGCATGGGAAATCCTTTTTGAGTATCCATCCCTAAAAGCCTGCCACTCCATATCATCATCGGAATATTTAACATCTCTCACTTTCATTGTCTGTCCATCCATTCAAGACCATTAATTTCCTTGGCCGCTCGATAAAAATTTTCTACAGAACCAACCGTCCTGATTACAATGACATTTTCCGGTGCAGCCTCGGCTGCAAATTCACTCAGAACACCTTCGCGCACATTTTCTATACTACTAAAAAGATTATCTAATGCTGATTGAACTCGCGGTATTTGATGAGCATGAGATGGAGGCTTGCGCGGGTTTGCACCGGGCTTATTGTCGCGCTTCGCAATACCAGACGCACGAAAGAGTAGTAATGGAAGCTCCGACATTTACTACTCTTGCTTATAGGTGGCTTTTATAGACTGAATGCGTTCGCTAAATATCTTTTTAAGAGGTTTTTGCTCCAAGCCTAGAACGTATTTTCGCAAAATATCATTTGAAAAATCTTCGAGTTCGGAAAAGCTAAACCCGGAGAATGTTTTTCCATGAGTTTTGGTGTTGTAGCCAACTGGTTGCCCCACCTTTTTCTCTAGAGAAGAAAACCAGCGTGCCGTTTCTTCAGCATTAGGTTTGTCTATATGTAGCTTAATTTGGAATCGCCTCCACACGGCTCTGTCTAACAATTCGGGATGGTTGCTTGCCGTAACAACAATCACATAGCTTGGAAGAGCATCAATCTGCAAAAGCAGTGAACTTACCACTCGCTTTATTTCTCCGGTTTCGTGGGTGTCGCCACGCTCTTTACCAACCGTATCAAATTCATCAAAAAATAAGACGCATGGGTGTGTGCGCACATGATCGAAAATCTTTTTAAGCCGAGAAGATGTCTCACCTAAGAAGCTCGCTATAATATTTTCATATCTTACACTCAACAAAGGCAAATTGAGCTCAGCAGCTAATGCTTCAGCCAATGACGTCTTGCCATTGCCTGGCGAACCTGCAAGCAGCACGCGATGGCGCGGCTCTAGCCCATGACTGCGTAATAAATCAACTCGGTTGTGCTCTTCAATTAGTTCTTGAAATGCTGATAAAACCTCATGCCTTAGAATTAGGTCATTTAAACGCCGTTTGGGCTGCAATTCAAAGAAGAGCTCTTTCGTTTTTTCGTCGACTGCACCATTCATTTTATATGTGCCATTGCCATTGTGAGAATGATGGCCGTTAATCCCGTTAGTTTTCAAATTAGCTTGCAAACGATCCGCAAGTATATTGTGCTTTTGAGCACGCTCTTCTGAAATTAATGCCTCAACCGTTTGGCGAAACGATGCAATATCGCCCGCACTTCCGGTCTTAACAAGTTTCAATAATAAATCAGATCGTGCCATAGTTTTTCCCCAAGTGATTATAGCCACTTATTCGCAAGTGGGTAGCGTTTTGTAACATGGCAAAATGATCAATTACTAACAAGTAATAACTTTTTCCCTGAAGATTTCATTCCAAGCTGCCTTGCACTGTTTTTTCTTGACAGACAGCTTAACATTGCATTTTTTTAGCATGTTGAGTGCCGTGTGTCTGATGATGGCGAGATTAAGGGCAGCATGGTCTTTCCTGGTTCTAGCGTCATCTTCACAAAAGGTCACATCCAGGTGCCAGTGCAGGTTGTTCTCAATGCTCCAGTGCGCCCTTGCGCATGCCATGAGGTGGTTGGCATCAGGGGGTAAGCTGCTGATGTAATACCGTGTTTCTTCTTCTGCCTTTCCAGTTTTCTTATGTGTCCGCCTGGCTTTTATCTGCATAATACTCCGCAACCCGTGCCAGGCATGGCGCTCTTTCAACCACGCTATATCTTCCGTTGCCGTGCAGAAACGTTCTTCAATGCGGCCATGGTCGCCATCAGTGGTATCATGATACTGCCACAGGACATCCTTGTTTTTTTCCTCAAAAAATAACCGGACATCCTCATAAAGCGCCCCCTGGTTGGCTTTGAGGGCAAGAATATAATCAGCCTCTTTATCAATGATTTTAGCAGCAATATTTTTTTGGGTACCCATCGCATCAATGGTTACAATGGCACCTTCCAACGCAAGGCTATCGAGCAACTGCGGAATTGCCGTAATCTCATTGCTCTTGCTATCCACTGCCCGCTGCCCAATCACCAACCCTGCTTCATGCGCAAATGCTGATATGACGTGCAGTGCACCGCTTCCGGATGCTTCCCGTTTGGAGCCACATAAGGTCTTACCGTCAATGGCCACTACGCCTTTAATATGGCCAACAAGCGAGCCTACCCAGGATACAAAGCACTGACCAAAGCAATCACTGTCGATCCTGCTGAAAACAGCGCGGAATGTCTGAGCACTGGCTATACCTCCGCTATATGGAAGAAATTTCTTTAACCATTCAAGATGTTCTACTGAAAACAACGCTATTTCTTCCCAATCCTCAGCACCGCAGACAACTCCTACCAGCGTTGAAAGTAGTAGTTCATTCAATGGGTACGTAACCATCCCACGTACACGAATATCAGGTAATACACTGAAATGTTCCAGAAATGATAAAGGATTCGTTGCAAAAGACATTTTAACCTCCAGTTAAAATATCCCTTATATCCACAATCCTTAATTTATCCAGTGCTTGTTAGTAATTGATCATTCTGCCCTGTGGCGTGTAGCCATGGTACTTTCCGTTATCAGGATTTTCTGTTAGATTTTTTGCGTTATCATCTTCTTTCAACTCATTATACATTTCTTTCAATAGCTTAAGGCAATATCCTTCTGGTCCTGTTTCAGGCTTAAAGCCATCCATTCCGATATATACCTCTTTGGCGTGATGAATACGCATAGCTAAATCGTATATACGTTCTCTTTGCATTTCTATCATCAATTCCAGGTAAGGAACTTTCTTTTCAGGAGATGAAATTAATGCAGATACCCGATTATATTTCTCCTCCGTGGTATGCCCATCCCAGGAGCTTCCAACCTTTTTCGTAAGGTGCTGAAAATGGCTCACTTCACTATCGTGTATGTGCCAGGATACTTGCCCTGTTGGAAGCTCTATGAAAATGATATTACGCCAGTCGTTATCCCAGGATGTATCTTCCTCAGAATGCCATTCCATCCATGATGGGAACAGCTTACTTAAGGCCGCCACAAGCTGGTTGCGTTCGGAGTATGCGCCGTCTTTTTGCACTTCCAACTCCCGTATCCGGGAGTGCTGTTCGGCGATGAGTTGTGCTATATCGTTCAATATCCTAAATGGATTCTTTTTGAACTGCTCGCATAGCCAAGTATCACCACTCCCTATTTCCTTGCAGGTGCAAGGTAAAGATTTAACCCGTTCCTCAAGCGTCTTGTTCATTTCTTTTCTCCTGTTTTTTTATGCATTCCTGATAATAATTAACTGCTTCATCCATTATTTTTACGATAGGTTGATTATCAAAAAGTTCTGAATTCTCATCTTCTAGCTCTTTAACTCTATCGCTTTGTTCATTTATAATTTTCACCAACTCATCAATCAGCAATACCACCTCCGGCCTTGCGTCCTGGAACTCCTCGCGTATTGCATCTATTCGGGTTTGGATGTTAGTCATTTGTTCCTCTATAAGCTTTTAATGGGTCAACATAATCATCATATCTAGCATTCCATGACGTTTTACAATTAGAGCATTTATAATCCGTTTTCCCACCTAATCCGTGATTATGCCCCATATATTCCCTAGGTATATCTTCACGTTCATAAACACCAAGTATATCATTGCACCCATCACATTTAATTTTGTAACGATAATTTCCTAAATATTCTTCAGTCATCCACCACCTCCCCCACGTTCTTTTTAATCACTTCAAATTCACGCACCCAAAGCACATCCCCAGGTTGTCAGAATGAGCATATAACATCATGAGCTGTCATACCTTCAATAAATAAGAATTTTCCAATACGGGTATTATCTGTACTTGCAGCAATATATCCGGCACTTTCCCCTACTGGCTGCGGCTTAATAACCACCCTATGCTGCGTATTCCTGCCCTCAAGCAACGCCTGCACATCGTGGTGTTTTAGGTTGATGGGTTTTATTTTCATTTTCAATATCACTTACTAAATCTTTTTCACATAGCTTAACAACCAACTCAAATTGTTCGAGTATGTTTTTCATCCAGTCATTATAATATTTCACCGGATTTAATTCATTTCGTGCATCAATTGCTGCTGATTGGGACAACACATTAAAGAAGGAAACGGCTAATATTTCAAGATTTATTCCATCTTCCTTTTTCTGAAATTCATCCATAGCATTGGTAAGAAAATCGTGGTATTTTGAGCATTCTTCTATGAAGAATTCTTCATTTTCAATCATAATTATCCCCTAATCTTTATACGGCATCCAAACAGTCCGCTCTTTGGTTCGTTCTTCTTTCTTCTCCGGTTCCGTATCCCTGCCGAACCACCTATGACCTGACTCCCGCATCAGATTCCTTGCCTCCATCATTGGCATCTCAAGTATTTCGTGTAATGTTTTGCCATTTATGAGTTCTGCAGTCATGACCTCCTCCCTGTTTTATACTTCTTTTCCATCCACCTCACTCCCACTACCAATCCAAGCGTGAATGAGATGGCGACGATATTAAGTATCAATAAAATTAAAACTATGTTCATGCTCTACGCCTCTGCCAGAATCCTTACCAACACACTAACCGCATCCTGGTAAATAGGATTTTTGATACGTATAAAGTTACGCGCCACCTCAATACACATCCTTTGATGGTGTGTAGGCACTTTAGTAGGCTGTTCTGGTATTTCTTCAAAGAAATAACTGACGGGTTTTCCCAAAGCATCCGCAATTGCCGCTAACCTTCCTGCGGAGATACGGTTAATCCCCTTCTCATATTTTTGTGCTTGCTGTTGGGTAACTCCTATAATTTCAGCCATTTCTTCCCGGGAAATTCCTGAAACAATCCGCAACTCCTGAATCTTATTTCCAACCATTTTATTAATATATTCGTATTTATCAGGTAATGCCCTAGCCATTTTCTTTCTCCTAAAACCCTACTGAATCAATTGCTTCTATTATTCGCGTATAAGCGCCTTTGTTATCCCGTGACATGTTCTTTAGCTGGCTTTCATACATCTTTATCAGCTTGTTTTTCCATGCTACGGATTTTCCATTTACTATCACGATAACTTCATCAGCGAAATGTTCCCAATTTGCAGTTCCATCATCATTAAGACCTATCTTTATCTGTGGGACGGGTAGCTCTTTTTCTGGTTCCACATCTTTCACAATGTGAGTATTTAAGGAGGATGATTCGGAAACTACAGGTTCAGTAGTCAGCTCACCCGTATCCGTGTCTATGTCCAGGAACTCTTTGTTGAGGTCTGTGGCGGTGGAAGTTGGGTTTGATGGGGTGACGTCGCGCATTCCTGTATCCTGCACTTCCTCCATTGTTTGCATTCCCATAGTAAGCTCTGGAGAGTATATCCGCGCAAAGAAAGAGGCCGCACGGTAGCGCAACATCTGCTCTGGCATAGTTTTCCACTTGCTACCATTTTTGGTGTACCATCCTTCCTGAATAGCCATCTCCAAGGAAACTTCAGAAGATTCTAATCGTTCCCCCGTTTCCTTCTCAATTGCCCAGGCTACACAGGTAATATTGGTGATTTTTGTCCCATTAATATCACGCGCCTTATCATCCTTTGTAATGACAAACCGCAATGGGGAGTAACGCCCACAGGAGTTGATTGTGGCAATAAGAAACTGCGCAGACCATGATGGCCTACCATGGATAATATGCAAGTTCTGCATAATAAGCAGTGGCGAGGCCTTGAGACGCTGCGCCGCTTCCAGGGCAATAAGACAGTTCGGCATGTTACCCTGATATTCTTTCGGAACCAGATTGGCTTTGCTTAATGCTGTAGCCATACGTTGCCCGTTTTCAAAAGCTAAGGCATTTTGAAAAACAAATGTATCGACACTTGTGTTTTGTTTTTCAATGGTGGGTAAATTACCGTTCATACATAACTCCTTTCTTCCATATTTTCAAAACGCTCTTTCATAAACCAAACAGGCAACCTAATTTCCTGTATTTTCTCCGGATAAGCACCCCATTCACCGCTCTGCAAGCGTTCCGTTATCTCCCTGTAAGCAAAGTCACATTCCTGAGCGCCAAGCTCTAATGATTCCACATCAAGTGAGTATATTCCAATAGCTTCAGGTAAACTCTTCTCTTGCACTATCAGAACTGCCCCGCGCGGCCTTTCGCCATATGCGACTTCAGCCGCTTCCATGTACCACGCCATTTGACGGTAATAGCCATAATTAGCCAGCGAACGGGAGAATCCCTTCATACTACCGTCTTCAGTGGTTTTGTAATCAATCAGCAATCCAGAGCGCAGGTAATCAAGCTTTGCTTTGCACGGTATCCCATATTCATCCCTATTCCACCGTACGGGATGTTCGCTGCATCCATTTCCAAGGAGTTTAGCCACTGCCTTGTTGGCAAACATCGCATCCCGCATTTTTGTGGCATCCACATATTGTGATGGTGTTACAATCATTTTATTACTTGCGTTGCTTTGGAACGTTTCCCAATCAATTTTCCCCTGTTTGGTGCGGCGGTCTAATTCCGGTGCAACGGCAAACTCACTTTCAAACGCTTCCGGCTGCAACACCAGGCAATGCGCCAGGCTACCCATAACCATTGCAGTAGTTGGCTCGCTTCGCTCCCGTGCCGGATTAAAAGGTGATTTCACCCAGTAATGCAGCGGTGAGCGATAAAACGCATTGATGCCACTGGCGTTAAGGGCTGGTATATCATGGTAATTCATCTCTACCCCCTACCCTGCCTAATGTTAAATTGATGTTCCGCATCCAAAATAGTCTGCATCATTCCTCTCATGGCAAAACGGAACTCTTTTTCATCATCCTTGTTTAGCATTCCCATCAACTGGGTAGCCAGCTTGTCGGTTATCTCATTAACCATCAACTCAAACTCTGTTTTACGCTGCTTTTCTACGTAGTGTTTTTTAAAGGATATTATGCTCATAAATTCCTCACATTTTACTTCAAATCTTATATACAATAGATTGATAAATGTCAAATTAATTCAATTAAAAATACTGTATTTTCTAATCATCATCATCAACATCTGGCATAAATGCCAACTCATAAAGAATTCCCATTAGGATAAGGTCAGCCCATCCTTGAGGGTTTTGCGAAATCATCATCAACATACGATTTATTTCACCTCCTTTAGTTATCCAATGCTATGTATATCCCCTTCCCTGGCCGTTCCCGCATCGCCACATGCTCCGTCCACATTGCCGCATAGAAAATAGTGCATATAACAAGTGCAGAAATCAGGTCTACGGCAAAGCGTAGCTTCTTTTTTGTTTTCTTAGTCATTTTCACCCTCCACGATTTCCCACATGGTTTCTAAAGCAGACTGGAACAATTGCTCTGCTCCATAGTTTTTTGCTGGTAATTTCTCATATACCTTGGTTACAAAATTTTGATTAACCTCAAAATTCCTGGCTTTACCATATCGTTCCACAATTTTTTTAGTGGCATTAAGCCCATCTATTTCCTTTTCCAATTCATTTTTTAATTGTTTAATCATTACCGCCTCCCACTTTCCCAGGAATTGCCGAAAGCATAGCGCTTGTCACTAAATGGCTTCCTTCTTCGGACAGGAACCACCGCTCAAATTCCATGGGGGCATTTGGAACCCTTTGAACACCTAGGTGTAAACATGCGGTGTAATACCTACGCATTGCTACGCCCTGCCCTATTGCTTTATTTGCTTCATCTACTGTCATATTCCCCTCCATTCCTATGTTACAAAACACACGCTATATTTTTTCCAAGCAGGTAATTCACCACCGCTGGAATCAATTCCTCCACCGTTCCCGCCCGGAAGTCATAATGGTCTACCAATATCTTCACCCTGATTTTCATCTCGCCCCCCTCCCCTACATGACTGCATGGTAATAATCTTCCCGTACTTGCGCTTGGTATGCTTGACATTCCTCGTAATCCTCTCTTTCTTGTTTCTCCTCATCATCACGCTCTTCCTGGGTTTTTAGCAGATTCACACACGCATCATAGAAATAAGCGGTTAGGTTAACCTGGGTTTCTTCTGCGGCTGCAACCAACGTGTATAGGCGCTCAAGAACCTCATCATCCAACACATTAGACCCTATATATTCCGCCATATCTTTTTCAATCATCTCTGCTACGTGGCGAACCTCTTCCTTAAGGCGAACCTCAAACTTACGCACTGCGGTTATCTGGTCGTCTAAGTGCGGCTTCTTCTTGGTAATAATCTGCGCGTTGTCGTTCATATTATCTCCTGCGGTTAAAATGTGATAATACAAGATAAATAAATATGATTTAAACGTATCATTTTATTATAATAAAGTCAATATTATTTTTCATAAAAATGTAGTTTAATTTTCATTTTTCAAATAACAATATGTAATATAATAATTATATTTTATTGATGTTACGCAACGTATTTTGTATTTGCCAAAATCGTCTTCATAAGTTATGCTCTAATCATCGTTTCAATGAATTTATCAAAATCAGGAATTTACATAAATATGGGGAAATCTATTTTTGACCAAATTGACACAAGTGAAGAGTGGAAAAGGACAAAGAAGGCTATAAAGATAAGCGGATTTAGCGTTAATGCCGTATGCAAGGCTGCAAAAGTAAGCCCATCCACTACATTTGCTTGGGACAAAGGAACCGCCCATCCATCGGCAGAAAAGGTCAATCAGATAAAATCTGGTCTGGCTAAATTATTGGAAGAGAGAAAGAAAAAATGGGATGAGATAAAGTAATATCAACAACAAGGAGTGGAATTTATGAAGAAAATTTTATTAACGGCAATGATTATTTTTGCTGCTGCTAATGCGAGCGCAGGACAGAAGGTTAAGGGGTATATCAAAAATAATGGTACTTACGTTGCTCCATCGTACCGTTCCAATCAAAACGACACCAAGATTGATAACTACTCCACTCAGGGAAATTATAACCCGTATAGCGGTAAATCTGGAACGGTAAATCCATATAATAATTATAAAAAATAATATGATATGAGTGATTATTCTTGTTTTGATGATTTTGAGGATGAATGTTCTTTGGAAGATGTTAAGGATGAGATTTCTTATTTAAGAACAGATATAGACTCCGTAAAGGGATATATTTATCAAAATTGCGTTAATACAGCTTATTGCTCTGGAAAGCTTGCCAATATTCAATTGGCTTTATGGATTATTGTTATAATATTTACATTAAAGTTATTCTTTTAGTAATTAGGTATTTATGAGATTATTTATAATTTTAATAACATTAACCATAAGTGGGTGCGCTTTATATGACCAATACGCACAGGATAGAATTGAAGAAAAAGCACGTATTGAAAAGGAATATGAAGCGCAATCAGAAGAGATGGAGAAGAAAAATCAAATAGAAAGAGAGCAACAAGCAAACTATATAGCTTCTAAGGCAGTCGTGGAATGCTTAAAGAGCGGGTTCAAAAAAAATACACCAGAATTTAACCAATGCACGTATGTTTCTATCACCGATGCGGTAAATGAGATAAATAACAAAAAAAATATTCTTGCACTTCAAGAAAAACAGCAGGAAGAAAATAGAAAACAGCAATTTTTCCAGAATTATCTGGGAGCAATGGCGGTATATAAGCAAAATAATATCAGTTGTACTAGGTACGGCAATACTACAAACTGTTATTAAAACATAAAAAAGCCCCCGCGCGAACGGGGGCTAAAATCAAACTGAATAACGAATGTTGAGAAACGTTATGTCCAACAAATCCACGTCCAAGGAGGAAATGTCTTGAGTCTTAATATCAAATCACCTTACCAAGCGCAAGTAAAAAATGGAGAAAATATTTTATTTCTCCACGTAAAATATTTTGCTGCTTGCCAGAATTATCCACGCCGTGATACTCTGTTAATAATTTGCTCCAAAATGGGACATTTTATTGTGGATAACTCAGTTAAAACCTATACCGCCCTTTCCCTACCCTCTTCGCTCGTCAGGTTAATGTCACGTGGTAAAATACCTTGGAAAGCTACGGTAAAACCAGAAGAAAGAATATCCATAGAATTTGCAGATGCCCTGCGGGGATACACACTTACAGGGGAGCTAAGTGCGGTTTGGCACCATAACCCAAATGAAGGTAAGCGCCACCCCATCACGGGGATTATTATGCGGGCAATGGGCATGTTGCCAGGCGTAGCGGACTACACCTTCACCTGGCTGGGAGGAAGTGGGCATATCGAGCTTAAAACCGGCAAAAATACGCAATCAGATTACCAAAAGGATTATGAACAATGGTGCGCGGCGCAAGGGGTACATTATGAGATTTGCCGGACACCAACAGAAGGATTTGACGTACTAAAAAACTGGGGTGTTTTGGATAAATCCACCACGTATAAGGATTTAACCTAACCCCCCTGCCCTGCTGGGCATTATAAAATGCTTTTATTAACAAAAAGTTAGTGGATACTCCGTAATATTAATTATACAATCGTTAATTGTTAACTATTTTATGGAGTATCCCCTAGTGCAACGCTAGAGGAAGAGAATGAAAGGACGTTTTACACTAAGCAGAGACATATTTTCCCACCCAATCTGGAAATCTGAATCAATAAACCGCGCTCAAGCATGGATTGAGCTTATCGGGCTCGCTAACCACGAACGTGGATTTATTATCAGCAATGGACAAAAAATTGTCATCGAAAGAGGGCAATGTGGACTGTCAAAATTAGACTATGCAAAACGTTGGCGTTGGAGCCGTGGAAAAGTAGACCGTTTCATTTCCATGCTCGAATCCGAGCGTATGATAATCGTAAAACAGTACAACGGACAGGGCAACGGAAATACCATCATAACCATTTGTAATTATGATGAATATCAATTTAAAAAAAATGAAGACAGGACAACGGATAGGACATCAAACGGGCATCAGATAGGACATCAAACGGGCAACGGACAGGACACTAACAATAATGAAAATAATGAACAAGACGGGGAGGCGCGCGCGCGCGTATATACGCGCGAGACGGCCTCAGTCCCCCCTAAAAATGAAAATGAAATTTTGAAGAAAGAAAACCCACCACCTAAACCACCAAAAATATCAGGAATCGTGGCTGTAAACCTCCTAAAACGGAAAGAAAAGGGGGATAAATTAAGCGAATCAGAACAGAAAATTGTCAACAGCTACCTGAAATCAAATGGCATCCAGGAGCCTGAAAAGCCCCATGAAATCGCTTATTCCAGGGACGACCATGCAAAACAGTTGATTTTCCAGAGGGACAAGTTGGGAAGGGGGTATCTGCTTTCTAAAAACGACCTGGAAATCATCGAAGAATACGAAGAAAAAAAAAGAAATAACATAAACTTAACAGGAGTTATACATTATGAAAACCAATCAATGCAACTTTTGCAAAGGGCAGTTTGAAGCCCTGGCCTACAACGACCATTTTTGTAGCGTTCCCTGCCTCAGGGGGCATCAACAGAACCTTGAGCGCAAGAGCCATGCTATCCACCTAAGGGATGGGGTGAAGATGCCAATGTCCAGGCGTTTTATCGGATTATTGGCGGAAAAAATGTTAGGGCATGGGAGGGTGTTTGATGGCGGAGCGTAACCAGTATTTTAATGACCATAACGATGATTTTTCCACCATGGAGGATGCTGAAATATCAGCCAAGGAAGGTATCCTTGAAGCGATTAAGGAACTTTTTGAGGGTAATTTTGAGCGAAGGATAGCGAGGATGGAACAATGAGAGAAGTAAGAGCAAGTGACGTATTTGGAAATCCTGGGTACTGGATGAAGAAAATACTCGCAGAGCGGGGGGAATACGAAACGAAAGACGAAACGGAAATGGATGATTTTTTGGAAACAAACTGGGTAAAAAATGAGGGGAAAAATGAACAATAACGAAAATGAAATACCTGTTAACCTTCCTTCCGGTGAAGAGGGGAAAAACGTAAAAAAAACAACAGAACGGACAAAGGTATCAGGATATGAGGAAATTGATCCACGGAAAGTACCGATAACACCGGATGATGTGGGTAAAGTGGTATTGGTTTGCGGTGAAGGATTTAGGCAGATTCTCCATACGTTCAACGGGGATAACTTGCTTCCAGTCAATGGGATATGGAGCGTTAATGGAGAAAGTCACTCAGGTTCAAAAAACAAGGTGGATGTTGATTTTTATTATCGGGTTGATGGGGCTTGCAATGACTGAAGAACTAAAACCATGCCCGTTTTGTGGGGGAGAAAAAGTAACTCTAAAATCGGATAAAGAGGGATATACACATTTCTGTTGTTGCGATTATTGCGGAGCAGAAGGAAGCGCAAAATGGTATAAAGAGTTGTCAATTAAATGTTGGAACACCCGCGCCAACTGTCAAGAAAAAATTGACAGTTCAAGTGGTAACAAAATGTCACCGGTTGCAGAGAAAAAACTCATAGACCCAAGGGAGCATCCACTCACGAAGGAGATGGTGGGAAAGGTGGCGCTGGTGGATGGCAATGGAAACCACAAACTACTCGATTGGTGGAAGGAAAATACATTAGAAAATGTACGCGGTGAGTATACGGATAAAGGTAGATACCAGGAATCTTGTGAAAGTGAGGATGATATTAAATACTATTACTGGATTTAACGCTGATATAACACTGATATAACACTGATACCTTGGTAATCGCAATTATAATGACAAAATCTAACCTTCTCCACCTCTCCAAATCCATCTATTACGAACGCTATATTGAGCGTGCAGCTATCAAGGAGTATGACGCGGGAATGGGAAGGGAACAGGCCGAGAAAGAAGCCATGGACGAAACAGCGAAGGAATTTTCAGCAATAGGGTATGGAGCCACTGAGGAAATATTTAGGGCGGTGGTATTTGCAATGGGGTTAAGTTAAATAAATATATCAAAATATCACTGTAATTTATTGATAATATATAATATTTTCTGTACAATTTTAATACAAAACGTACCAATAGGATACAAAGCATGAAAGAGCCAGCCGTAACAAAACAAGGAGATTTTGGAACAAAGGTTAGGCTTGAGCGGGGTGAGGTTGAATTAAGCACCGACCATAGCGGGATGCAAAGGGCTAGGGTAAAGTCCTCAAGCTACGTTGAAGAAATCAGAAACAAAAAATACATTGATGAAACCCAATACCAGGCCGCTATGCAGCTTTATCAGGATTGGTATGTTGGGGTATGTACCAGGGATAATATTCCAGTAATGAAATATGACGTGATGCCCTCAAAGAATAACGGGGGAAGGAAAGAATCCGAATACACAGACCGCCAGATGAAACACTGGAAGGAGTACCATGCTGCCATGAAGTCGCTGGAGTCAATTGGTAAGCATATCGTTGACGGTGTTTGCTGCCACAATTACACGCTTGCGGAGATTGAGCGTAAGCTATCATTGCCAAAAAGGTTTGGTATGGCTAGGCTAAAGGAGTCCCTCAACACGTTGGCGGTATTTTATGGCCTAATAAGTAATAAACAGAATCAATTTACACTTGACTCAGAGGGACACCTGAACGTATAATAACATTTAACATCAGATAATTGTAAAAAGAACTTAAAGTAATACATAATCACTAAAGCCGCTCGCCACCCCCCGGGCGGTTTTTTTATGCGCGAAAGGAACAATATCACGCATGACGCTAACCGTTAAGCAAGAAAATTTTTGCCAGAAATACCTAGAGATTGGCAATGCTGCGGAAGCATACCGCATAAGCTATGAAACTGGCAGCACTAACGCCAAGGCTATAGCAAGTAATGCGAATAAGGTATTAAACATCCCACAAGTGGTTGCTAGGATTAAAGAACTCAAGGAAGAACATAAGCAAAGGCATAACGTGAGTATAGACTCGCTAACAGAAGAGCTTGAGCAAGCAAGGGGTCTCGCGTTGCAAACAGAGCAGCCATCTGCTGCTGTATCGGCCACGATGGGTAAAGCAAAATTGCACGGGCTTATGATTGATAAGCAGGAAATATCAGGAAAAGATGGTGGACCTATTGACTATAGGGATGTGAGTGAAGAAGAAATCGAACGCCGCATCATTGAGCTATCTTACAAGGGAAGAAAAGGCTGAGCTACTCGCTCTGCTAGAAGAAAGACGCCGCCGTGACGCGGTGAAAGACCTGGTAAGTTACACGAAGTATATCGTGGTTCCCGGTGCGCCAGTGAGCGACATTGAGGATTGCGAACAGTTTTACCCTGACAATGTTATCCCGGCTGAACACCATATCTTGCTACTGAATACCCTTCATAGGGTGGCGAAAGGAGATATTAAACGCCTAATGATATTCATGCCGCCTGGAAGTGCAAAAAGTACCTATGCCAGCGTTGTTTTTCCCACCTGGCAGATGGGGGTTAAGCCAGGGTTTAACCTTATACATACTACTTACGGCAGCGACCTGGCCAAGAAGTTTGGCCGGAAATGCAGAGCTATCTGCAAGAGTAAAGAATACCAGGAGCTATTTCGCACCAAACTACAAGAAGGTAATACCGCAGCCGATGACTGGAGCCTTGAAAATGGCTCAACGTATATGTGCGGTGGGGTGCTTTCTGGAGTTACAGGAAACCGGGCTGACGGTCTTATTGTAGACGACCCGCTAAAAGGACGCGAAGAAGCGGATAGCGAGACGATACGCAGCAAAGTGTGGGAGGAGTATAAAAGCTCTCTCAGGACACGCCTTAAGCCGAATGGATGGCAAATAATTATTCAAACTCGATGGCACGAAGAAGACTTATCAGGTCATTTGTTGCCGGAAGGATACAATGGTGAATCCGGGTTGGTTAAAAGCCCAGATGGCGAAGATTGGTATGTCCTTTGCCTGCAAGCACAAGCAGAACGTAATGATGACCCACTAGGCCGCAAGCCTGGGGAGTGGTTATGGACAGACTGGTTCACGCCGGAATTTTGGGAGAATGAAAAAAGGGTTCAAGGCTCAAGAAATTGGAGCGCCCTTTACCAACAGAGGCCATCTCCTGAAGACGGTGAGTTCTTCAAATCTGAATGGATACGATGGTATGATAATGCACCAAGCCGCGCAACGATGCGGATTTATGGAGCAAGTGACTATGCCGTTACTTCCGCAGGTGGAGACTATACTGTCCACCTAGTAATTGGCCTTGACCCAAACGATGATATTTATGTCCTTGATATGTGGCGTGAGCAGGCTTCCAGTGACGTATGGGTGGAAACATTCATAGACCTGATGCGGCAATATAAGCCCCTGATGTGGGCAGAGGAAGCAGGGCAGATACTCAAGAGTCTTGACCCTATTATCGACAAGCGTATGCGGGAGCGGAAAGTCTATGGCCTCCGAAAGCAATTCACCAGCACCTCCGATAAGGCGGTGAGGGCGCAAAGCATAAGGGCGCGTATGGCCATGGGAAAAGTGTATTTCCCCAAAAATGCGGAATGGATGCCGGAATTCAAACGCGAAATGCTGATGTTCCCCAACGGACGCAATGACGACCAGGTAGATGCCCTAGGGCTTATTGGGCGTATGATTGACAGCATGGTTGCGGGTAAGGAACAGCCAAAAATTAGGCAGTCTGACATTAACAAACCTCCAACGTTTAACGAAATGTTCAAACGTTCGATGAACAGAACGCAAGAAACAACAAGAATTTAAACCAATATTTTCATAAGGAGAATTAACTATGAGCAATTATCATGGTGACGTAAGAGTCGTAGCCGGAACACGGAAGAATAACGCACCGCTTATACCGGATAGCAACGGGGCTATTGATGCATTAACCATAGGTACATTGACACTAAGTTCTCCTATTGTCGGAAGTTCTGCAACATCTATCACCGCGTTTGCAACGGGTGGACAAGCAAGCGCAACTGCTTTAACAGCAGGATTTAACAACGTCACAACATGTGCTACAGCAGGGGATAGTGTTAAACTGGCGACCGTAGCGGCAGGAACAACTCAGACTGTTAAAAACAATGGCGCAGCAAGCCTAGCCGTATTCCCTGCATCGGGAAATTCCATCAACGGTATGGCAGTTAACTTATCTATTGATATTCCAGTTGGTGGTGAAGTAACCTTCCGCGGCGTTAGCGCTACAAATTGGCAAACAAATGCTACCGTTGTACTTCCTGCTCCGTCCACCCAAAAAGGTACGCTTGCAATGAAAGCGGCAGATAATGCTGCAAACTACGCAATAACACTTACTAATGCTTCTTTTGGCCAAGCAACAACGTTGACCATTCCGGATACGGGAGCTAATGCAAACTTTGTCATGAGCGAAGGAGCGGCAACTATCAACGGGGTAAAAACCTTTGGTAGTATCAAGCAGAATAAGGCTACTAATGCTATCACTGCTTTTGCAGGCGGTGGACAAGGCTCGGCTACCGCGCTGGTTTCGGAAATAAATAGCATAACGGTTTGCGCTACGGCAGGTGATAGTGTCAAATTGCCTACGTCGGTAGCTGGTATGCGTATCCAGGTATCAAACCTTGGCGCGGCGTATGCAAACATATTCCCAGCAAGTGGTGATTTGATTGATTCGCTTTCTGCCAATACTGCCGTAAGCCTTCCAGTCGGAGAATCCATCGTGTTTACATGCGCGGTTGCGGGTTCATGGAAAGCAACTTCCATTCCTATGCCTGGTGGTAAATTTACCACAGGAACCACTACCACCACGTTTGCGGCTGGGCAGTTAACGGGAGCGGCGTTTGTAGTATACGAAAACACGCAAGGAACACCGGGTTCTATCGCTACCCGGACAGCAACGCAAATGTTTGCTGATGACCCTTATGCAAGGGTAGGTGGTAAGTACCATTTAAGGATTAATAACAACCAGGGTACGGGTACTTTGACCGTTACTGCTGGCTCCGGCGTTACCTTAACGGGAACCATGACAATTGCCATCAATACCTATCGTGATTTTGTGGTAACGTATACTAGCGCAACTGCATTGGTTATCCAGCAGGTTGGCATAGGTACAGGCGCATAACGTTTACGTGGGGAAATCAAGTAAAAAACCTATTGAAATCAAAGAATTACCAAAAGAAAATCCCACCGCGCGTGTTGCACACTGGATAAAAGAGCTTGACCAGGCGAAGAAACGTTACGAGAAGTGGAACAAACGCGCCTGGAAAGTAATTGACCGATATAGGGATGAGAGCGACCGTACTGGCTCTAGTCAGTATAATATCCTTTGGAGCAATACCCAGACACTTAAACCTGCCCTCTATAGCAGGACTCCCCTCCCAGATGTTAGGGGCAGGTTTAAGGACAAGTACCTGGTTGCAGACCAGGTGTGCGAAGTCCTGGAACGGGCATTATCTTACTGCGTTGATACCTACAACTTCAATGGTGTCATGCGTTCGGTAGTGGAAGATTACGTGCTTCCTGGACGTGGAATTGCTAGGGTAGTGTATGAAGTGGAGTGGGAAACGGTAATACCTAAGGTGCCCGCTACGCCAATAAGCATGATGGTTGACCCAGAAACAGGGCAGGGGACGCCAATATACGCATCTGGCACTAAATTTGATGACCAAGAAATTGGTGCGTATACGGATGGAGAGCCAGAGCAACGCAAGAAAATAGGCAGCGAGAAGGCTACGTGCCGTTATATCTTCTGGGAGGATTACCTTGAAGGGTACGCCCGTCAGGAAGAAGATGTGCCTTGGAAGGCATTTAAAGCGTATTATACCAGGGACGAATTGGTTAAACGCTTTGGTGATGTTGGGCGGTTTGTTCCATTGGATTACGCTCCTTCAGAGCGTGAAGGGAAAAAAGATGACGTGGAAAATGTCAAAAAAGCCGAAGTTTGGGAAATATGGGATAAAATAACAGGTAACGTAGTATTTATCTGCAAATCCTACAAGGAAAGCCCACTGGAAGAAAATCCAGTACCGTTGAAGCTAGAAGGGTTCTATCCTTGTCCCGAACCAGTGTTTTCTATTCGTACTAATGATACGCGGATACCTATACCGTTTTACTGCCAATATCAAGACCAAGCACAAGAACTTGATATTATCACTGACCGTATTACCAAGCTGATAAAGCAATTAAAGACATCGGGTGCATATAACGCCGTCAATGATGAAATTGTGCGTATCCAATCGGCTAAAGATGGCGAATTAGTTCCTATCATGGGTTTAGACCCATCCGCTAGCATAGAAAATATGGTGATGTTCTGGCCGACTGAAAAGATAGCGCAAGTCATCTTAGGGCTTTACCAGCAACGTGACCAGCTTGTGAATACGATTTACCAGATAACAGGGCTTTCCGATATTATACGTGGGCAGAGTGACCCAAACGAAACAGCAGCCGCCCAAGAGATTAAAGGACGCTATGCCAACATGCGGTTGGGTGACATGCAAAGTGAATTGCAGCGTTTTGCACGGGATATATTCCGCATAAAAGCAGAAATCATAGCTGACCAATTCGAGCCGGAAACCCTCCGTGCTATCACTGGGAAAGAAGTAACGCCGGATATGGTAGCGTTGTTACGGGCAGACGCACCGCGTAGCTACGCGGTGGACATTGAAACAGATTCCACCATACAGCCAGATGCACAAGATGAGCAGAAGAACGCTATTGAGCTTATTAGCACAATGAGCAATATGGTTCAGGAATGGGCGCCTTTGGTGCAGGCTGGAATTATCCCCATGGAAGCAGCTAAGGAATTGATAGGCTTTGGATTGCGGCGGTTTAAAAACAGCCGCGACATAGAAGAAGCGTTTGATAGTATCGGGACACAGCAGCAACCACAGCAACAAAAGCCTTCTCCCGAGGAGATTCAGGCGCAAACAGATAATAATAAGCTGCAACTCGAGCAAAAAAAGCATGAAGATGAAATGCAGTTTAAAGTTCAATCCGCGCAAAATGACGTTCAGTTGCAGCAAGTAAAGCTACAGAATGACCTTCAAATACAGCGTGAAAAGATGCACGAAGAAATGGAATTAGCGCGGTACAAGATAGATAAAGAAATGGAGCTTAAGCATCAGGTGGCCATACTTGATTTTAAGCTAAAAAATGATAACATTTTGTATCAACAATCAGGTGGAACTCATTAATGTTAGATGATTTTTTACATGAACTAAATGCACTTTGTCTAAAGCATAACGTGGCCTTTTTAGGTAATCACCGCGTAGTCGTCCTTGATGAATACAAGAAAGAAACGCTAGCCTATTCTGTACATGAAGTAATCGACTGTGGAAATGGTAGCAAGGATACAGTTGGCCCTTTCTTGGTAGGTGATTGTGAAAAAACAGAGCGCGTCCAGCCGCAAGCAGAATTTGTAAAGTGTGGCATACAGATACTCGATAGGGAAAAAAACTACCGAGACGGCGTTAAAAGCATGTTGAACGGTCAGGGTTTTAGCACTAGATATGCGTATCAAGAGCATCTAAAGTCAAAAAACTGCGAGATTATTGATGCTAACGAGAATGATAGCTGCTTGATTAATGCAGGGAATGCACCATCCCAACGGGAATATATTACGATTCCCGATGAAGTGAAGCAGATGTTTAGCTGATGTCACAACGACTTGAAACAGCCTATAAAAGGTATAGGGAATATATAGAAAATAGTGGAAAAAACCCATTATTTGATTTCCAGTATTTTGTTGATTGTTTCCCTAAGATTGGGAACGAAGAGACTATGAAACTGAAAAAACATGTGGGTAATGTGAGTCCACTTGAGTTGTTCGAACTAGCGCGTCGCTACGTAATGGCGAAGCAGAAAGAAGAAGCCATAAATTTTTTTAACAGTGGGAATTAACGTGCCGCTATGTAAATGAACTGGCATGAAGCAATTCCACACGAGACAGCATGGTGTGAAAGAATTATATGATTACTCATGATTGCATAGTGGACAATAAAGGTAATATATACAACATATTATTTGGAGTGGATTCTAGTGCCATGGAGCCAGGAGTGTGGTATCCAACAGTACAAGGTGGAAAAATACGCCTTGGAAATCATGAAAAAGAAGAAGCCAGAATGACAAAGGAAATAAATTCTTTTAATGGTGATAGGTAGATATCATGGATGAAAATGAAATATCTCGCAAAGAATGGCTTAATGTGTCAATCCGCATTTAAAACTGACCCAGTATATGCATGCAAATTTGACCCACCTATAGGTGGGTCAAATTTCAACGCATATTAACCCATTAACTGGGTCATTATTGCACGCGGATTAACACTTAATGACCGAAAAAAATCAGTAGATGATGCTCTATCTCGTGGCCTTACTTTAGAGGAATTTATTGAAGAAATAACTATGAAATGCCGTATTATTTCGTGTGACGTAATAGAAATAGGGCTTTTCATAGCAAGAAATAACATCCGCTAATATGGAAAAACTGATTACCAAAACCCGCCCCTGGAGTTCCAGGCAGGCGGGTTTTTTATTGACCATTGACGGAGTACTAACCCATGACGGAAGAAAGCACTGTTCTTGAACAGCCAGCCGAAGCCAGCGAAGAACTTTCTCTTGCTGAAGAATTGAAAAAAACTTTCGATGAATTGCAAAAGAAAGAAGAAGGAACCGAACCTGAACCAGCACCGGAAACGGCCAGCACCGAAACAGGGGAGGACACGACAGAAGAAGTAGCGACAGAAGTTGAAGGAAGTCCAGAAACCGAAGAGGTGGAGGCTCCGCAGCATTGGAGCGCGAAAGACCGAGAAGAATTCAGTAAAATCCCGAGCGAAGGCCGTGAACTTGTTTTGCGGCGTTACAAGGAGATGGAGGCTGATTATACCCGAAAGACCCAGCGTTTAGCAGAAGAATCAAGAAGTTCCAGGGAATTAGAGAAAGTTTTTGAACCATATGAACAGGTATTGGCTTTAAACGGTGTAGATAAATCTGCGCTGCTTAAGCAGTATTTGGCAATTGATGCAAATATGGGAAAAGACCCCGAGGGAACGCTTAAGTGGTTAGCTCAGCAACGTGGTATCGACCTTAACAGTCTGGCGGGAGCAGAAGAAACATATGTTGAACCCGAAATAGCCGAAATTAGGAAGCACTACCAAGAGTTTCGCCAAGAAATTTCAAATATCAGAAACGACCTTAATCAAGTAAAGACGGTGCCGATTAGCCAGCAAGTAGAATTATTTGCGGGTGAAAAAGATGCGTCTGGAAACCTCAAGCGGCCTTTCTTCAATGAAGTGCGCACCCAAATGGGCGTATTCATGCAGAACGGCTTAGCCAACTCCCTAGAAGATGCGTATGAACAAGCGGTGTGGGCAAACCCCGCAACGCGGCAGAAATTCAGCCAGGAAGCCAACCGCGCTGCTGTCTTAAAGAAACAGCAGGAAGAACGCGAGCGGGCATCCAAGGCAAAGAATGCTAGTTCACACATAAAATCTGGTGGGGTGGAAACGAGGACGGGAGGGGCTGACCTTTCCCAGCTTGGCTTAGCGGAGCATTTGAAACAGGTGGCGAAAGACATGGGGTATGAATCTTAAAATTGGCAATTAACCAATTGTAAAAAAGGAAAATTATCATGTCAAATCCAGGATTAAGCGAAATAATCACCACGTGTTTGCGTAATCGAGAAAAGAAGATTACCGACAACTTTACCAACAAAAACGCATTCTTGAAGCGACTCAAGAGCAAGGGAAATATCCGCAAATTGGATGGAGGCCGTACCATTGTGCGTCCTCTAGCTTATGCGGAAAACAGCACTTTTACCCGTTATTCAGGCAGTGAGGTGTTTAATACATCCGCAAGTGATGTAATCACCGCAGCTGAATACAACTGGAAACAGGCGGCTATCAGCGTATTTATCAATGGCCTTGAAAAACGCCAGAATTCTGGAAATTCAGGGTTATTTGACTTACTTGAAGAACGGATTAACATCGCGTTAAAGACATTTGATAACTCTATCTCAAGTGACATTTACTCGGATGGACTTAGCGACGGTGGACGCCAGATTGGTGGTTTACAGGCCGCACTTGCGGATGCAAACAATACCGGCACTTATGGCGGTATTGCGCGTTCGGGCAACTCTTTCTGGCAGCATTACGTTTACGACGCATCCAGCGATGGTGGCGCAGCGACCAGTGCGGCAAATATTCAGGATTACATGAACCAGGTATGGATTAACACCATGCGTGGCGAGGATATGGTTGACCTCATTCTGGCATCCAATGATTACTGGATTTTCTATCTTTCTAGCCTACAGGCCATCCAACGTATCCAGACTATTGGTGGCTCGGATGCTGGCAGTAAAATGTCCTTAAAGTTCTTTGACGCAGATGTTATCGCAGACGGAGGTAGCGGTATTGGCAGCAGCAGGATGTATTTCCTTAACACGGATTACATTTCGCTCGACGTACATAAAGATGCCTTCATGACTACCGATGATTCACGCCAATCAACTAACCAAGATGCAACGATTGTTCCGATTTTCTTCCAGGGAAATATTACAGCGAGCAATATGAAGCAGTGCGGTTTGTTGAAAGCATAATGAAATATTAAGGAGTAAATAAAATGACTTATAGAGTTACAAGCAATCTCATTGGTTGCCAGCCTATTGCAGTAACGGACACCGTCCAAAACCATCCTTTGGGTACCATCGTAAAGGCGGTTGACGGGACGTATGGTGAAGGTGAGTTTATCTACCTAAAGGGCGTAGCATCTACTGCGGTAGGTGACGCGGTGTTTTACACTCTGGCCACCTCAGGTGATACCTCTGTTACGGGAGGAACAGCGCGGGTGACTGCGTCTGCTAATGGCCATCTTGCTATTGCCATGTCCGCAAACGTTGCCAGCCAATATGGTTGGTATCAGATTGAAGGGCTAGCGGTAGCCAATACCCCCAATACAGTAGTAGCAGGGGCAGCAGTGTACGTTATTAGCACAGGTGCGCTTGACGATGCGGTTACCGCAACTGACCTTGTAAGTAACGCGCTATTTGCTACGGCAGATGGCACGCCCTCCGCAGGGAAGGCATTGGTCAATATTAACCGTCCATTTGTGGCGTAACGACATAGGGAGGCTACGGCCTCCCTTTTTTTGAACGAGAAGGAGTATTAGCATGAAATGCGTAGCCCAGTTCTATCAGCATCCGAAGCAGAATAATTACCAGACCCAATTAAAGGGATACCCTGTTTATGAGGACAAGGATTACGTGCGTATCCTAATCCCTGGTGACCGTAATCTCATCACCGAAAAAGAAGTTACCGAAAAAGAGAAAAAGCTATACCCCATGGAATGGGAAGCATATAAATCAGGGAAAATTGAAATAGGAAATGGCACTCCCATTGAACAATGGCCATCTGTCACCCCTGGACAGGTTCAGACCCTTAAATACTTTAACGTTTATTCCGTTGAGCAGTTGGCTGCTACTTCAGATTCTTCCATCCAAACCCTAGGCATGGGTTACCTTGGATTGCGTGAAAAAGCGAAAACATTCCTGAAAATGGCGGAAGGTATCGAGGTAAATTCCAAACTCGAGAATGAAGTTTTGGTGCTGAAAGAAAAACTTAGAAAATTGGAAGAAGCACAGTTAAAGGCATATGCTCCTCCCCCTACACAACCAGAAAACCCTTACTCAGACCAATTGGAAGAAATAAACCTCATCCAGAATGAAATAGCAGAAGCGGGGATTGATAAACGAGGTAACCAGTTTAACCCTGAAATCCATGAAGTAGATGAAGAAGGCGTCCCAATTATGACGAGCTTTGGCTATTGGAAAAAGAAGAAGGCTGAATAACCCATGACCCTGCTTTCCATGTGCCAGCAAGTGGCTCGCATCTCTAATATCATCGTTCCTACCACTATAGTGGGGAACAATGAGGGGAACGCCCGTATATTGCTTGCTTGCGCCCAGGAAGAGGGTAGGCAACTTGCCAGGGGTAAAATCCCTGGCGGCCTTGGCCAACATAACTGGCAGTCACTGGTTAAAGAATATAACTTCAACACAGCAAGCAGCACAATATCCTATTCATTGCCCAGCGACTTCTCCCGTTTCATTGGCGATACTTGGTGGAACCGGACAAAAACCCATGCGTTGAGGCTTATCACCAATCAACGCTGGCAATATGACAAAGGGGCAATTAACGCTTCTATTGGCCTTTATACCGAAATGCGGTTGCGCGGGAACCAGATATTGCTCTATCCGACACCATCTTCCACAGATAGCATTTATTACGAATATCTATCTACGCAGTGGTGTGAATCTTCCGGCGGGACAGACCAAAGCGCATGGGTGGCGGATACGGATACTGGCATTATTAGCGAAGACCTTATGGGTTTGGGGATACTATGGCGGTTCAAGCGCAGTATTGGCGACCAATACGCAGATGAAAAAGACGAATACGAACAGGAAGTACGCCTGGCCATGGGAAATGACGGAGGCCGGACTATCATAGGCGGGGATGATTATGACGGGAGTCCGATGCTGAATATTCCAGAAAATGGTTGGGGTTCGTAATTGTCAGTTAATCCCGCAGCAATCCAACAACAAAGCCAAGGTGCAGGTTCGGTAAATAATCCTCCGTTAATTGCGCCGATAGGGGGATTGAACACACGGGATTCGCTTAATCAAATACCCGCTACGGATGCTATTATCCTTGATAACTGGTTCCCTGACGTGACCGGGTTAAGCGTTGTAAAAGATTATGCTTCCTATGCCTCAGGGCTTGGAGGTGGCGTGGAATTCCTTGCGGAATATTATTCAGCCAGTAGCAGGAAATTTATTGGTGCTTCGGGCGATTCTATCTTCAATATTAGCGTTGGTGGCGCGGCTACGCTGATACAGAACGGGTTTACCAGCGCAAGGTGGAACCATACGAGCTTTAGCGGCTATATGTTCCTGGTAAATGGTTCTGATTCACCACAGACCTATGATGGCTCTACCATATCAGCAAGCGGGTTTACCGGAAGCAGCCTGACACCTAGCAACCTCATCGGCGTTGCTTCCTCTAAAAACCGTCTGTTCTTCTTTGAGAAGGATAGCCAAGATTTCTGGTACGCAGCGGTTAATGCCGTTACGGGAACGCTGACAAAATTCCCCCTTTCCAGGGTTGGAAGGGTAGGGGGCAACCTTGTTGCTATCAAAACCATTAGCCGCGATGGCGGTTCGGGTCCGGATGATTATACGGCATTCTTCATGTCCAGCGGCGAAGTATTCGTTTATCAGGGTAGCGACCCGGGCGATTCTTCAGCGTGGGCTATCATCGGGCGTTACCATATCGGGGAGCCAATTCATCAACGCGCAGTGCTGGATTACGGAAGTGATGTATTGATTGTCACCAAGGGTGACATAATCACCTTAACTGACGTGATGACCAAAAAACCCAATGAAATTGAGCCATCAAAGCTTTCTGGGGCTATTGCAGCCGCATCACGTAACTACGGCAGCAATTATGGATGGCAGGCCATCTATTACCCAAAAGGGAACCGGGTATTGGTTAATGTCCCTGTAAACATGGGCGTAAAATATTGGCAGTATGGTTTTAATACCCTAACTATGGCGGCATTCCGTTTTACTACCATGAATGCTTTATGCTTTGGCGTATACAACAATGACCTATATTTTGGCGCTAATAACGGCATGGTATATAAAGCAGACGCCACTACCCGTACCAACACGATTGTTGCTATTGCGCAGCAGGGATTCAGCAACCTTGGTAGTGGAGCGCGGAAAAAATTCAGCCAGATGTACAGTACTATGGACATCCTTGGCCAGGCCAGTTTTTCCGACAAATTAGCTTTTGATTACGGCCAGCCGTCTAATGCCGTAAGTTACAGCAATACGGTGGTAGGAACACCTTGGGGTAGCCCATGGGGTAGCCCATGGAGTCAACCAGGATATATCAACCAGGATAAAATTGGAGCGGCGGGTGTTGGCACGAATGTAAGCCTGTACCGTGAAGCAACCATTACCGGTCAGGATGTAACCTGGTACGACACCTATTATAAATACACCCCGCTCACGAAGTTTGGCTGATGCTCGTTATGGGGGATGCTTCTATCGCTGAATGGGTTCGGCAACGCTTGCCCTTACCTATTGAAACGTTCGGGGAATGCTTTCAGCTTGGTATTTTGGATGCCGAAGGAACCCTGCAAGCAGGTGTTGTTTATAATAACTATTGTAATAAAAATATAGAAATTTCTATAGCTTCTATTACCCCGCGCTGGGCTACCAAAGGCCATATCCAGGGTATTTTAGGCTATCCGTTCAAGCAGCTCGGGTGCAGGCGTTTGTCCGCTGTAACAGCTCGCAATAATCAACATGTACGGGATTTTTTGAAGCGCCTCGGCTTTATGCACGAAGGGACGCTCCATGATGCCCTGGAACATGATGATGCGGTGATTTACGGCATGACAAAACGTTATTTTTTAAGGAGTAAATGGAATGGGTAGTTTCTCAAAACCTTTCACCGCAGTGCCAGAAATGCTAATGGGAAAGCAAGCAAAAGCCAGCGATTTAATATCAGCACAGCAAAACGCTAATCAAATTAACCAGAACACCCCTTTTGGTAACCTAACCTATGGCGTAGATGCAAATGGTCGGACTACAGCAAATTATAACCCATCAAAGAATTTTTCTGGGCTTGCGCCCAGTCTTGGTAATTATGTTCAGAACAACCTGAATGGCAGCCTTAGCCTAGACGATGTGCGGCACAATTTGAATGCTGGTGGAGCTAATGCTACGGGGCTGCGGGCTAATTTAACCGATCTTGGAAACCCACAGGACTTAATGAACGGTCTGGGGAATTTCGGTCACATCGACACAAGCGGCTTGCCTTCAATCAATCAGGATTTCGGCGCACAGAGCAAACAGGCGCAAGATTCGGTATATAATGCAGGGATGCAGTTATTGCAGCCGCAGCTTGATTTACAGCGCAGGCGTACGCAACAGCAATTGGCTGACCAAGGTCTCCCTATAGGTAGCGAAGCGTATAATGGCGAACTGAACCGTATGGATACCTCGCAAGGGCAGCAACTCAATAACCTGGCATTAAATGCCGTGCAAGCCGGAAACCAACGCCAGAGCGACCTATACGGACAGGCACTCCAAGGCAATAACCAGCTATTTAGCCAGCAAGATACTATGGCTAATTTGGCAGATACACAGAGGCAGCAGCAATTTGGTGAGAACCAGGGAGTTTTCAATGCCAAAGCACAGAATAACCAACAACAATTTAACCAGAACCAGGCTGTGGCTGATTTCTTGCTACGTAAGCAACTCGGCCTTGCGGCACTTGGAAACCAAAATGCCTCCATGGCACAAGGGTTATTGCAGCCCCAGCAGCTTGGGGTTCAGGGGGTTGATGCTGCCGGTATCACCAATGCTGCAAATGCACAGAAAAATGCAGGGTTGAATAGCTTAATGCAAACAGGTGGGTTGCTCGGCGCGGCGGCCATTAAATCAGACCACCGCTTGAAAGAAAATATTGTT